CCCCTAACTTTGTTTCTGTACGAAAAAAGCCCCGCGCTTGCTTTTACGGCATCCCAAAATAAAAAAGTTTTTAAAACAAAAGGCTACTCTTATTGCCCTTAATTTGTCGTATTGCCTCATGCAATTCTATTTCGCCTTGCTTATGGGTTTTATAAATAGCCTTAGCCATTAGGTAGGCATCTTGCGCTTGTTCTTTGGTATTAAAGTAACCTAAGGTAATGACAATTGGGCTAATGCCTATTTGCGCCCGCCATTTACTGTACTTAGTAAACCATGTAACCCCTGTACATCCTGAACGGCTATCTTTGTGCGGCTTCCAATCTTTTGTGAATGATTTGGGTTTGTTTGCCTTACGCTGTGCTGTTGCTTGTTTCTTTAGCAATAATCTTTCAGCATCCCACCATCGATTAGCCGCTTCGATAGGGTTATCTATCCAATATTGAATCCATCGTTCTCTATTGGCTATGCCGCCCATCATGGTATCTACTGGCATACCACCACGCGCAATGTTCCAACCTATGTTGTTAGTAGGTCTTAACAATCCTTCTATGCGTTCACAGTATTCACGGGTATCGGCTACTAAAACTACCTCATAAATTAGGTTGGGGTGTTTACGAATGGCACGATTAACAATTGCACAATTTCTGTCTGGGTTTCTGCGTGATGCACTTCTATGGTCAATCCATCTATCTCTAACCATATTGTGTGTGATGCCAACATACCCTTGTTTGGTGATATCTGTGTGTTCTGGTTTATGTATCCAGTAAACAACAGAAGTGCCTTTTGGCTGATGTTCAATTCCGATATTCATTATTCACCATGTACGCGTAATCATGCTTTGTGTAGTCTTTAGCCCCTTGTTGGGCGTAGTGTCGGTAGATACCCTGCTTTTCTAGGCCAGTCTTTTGGCTATGGCAGTTATGGCACAGTGATTGAAATATGTTGCGGCTGAATGCTTGGCCACCAATGTGCTTCCATGCGAATAGGTGATCTACATGGCGGGCCGCGGCCACTATGCTTCTACATAAACACCCTTGGCATAGGGGTTGCCTGCTTAGTTGTGCGGCCCTTATTGTTTTCCATAATGGCGTTTGGTACGCGCTATCGGTTTCCCGTCTAGCCATGTTATCCATGCCACCATGTTCTAAGCAGTATGTGTTAAGCCTACTTCTAGGATTCTTGCACCCTAGTTCTGCACATTTACTGTTAGATGGTACAGATGGCATTAGGCTAAGAAGCGCAGTTTATATAGCGTACTGTTAATAAGGTTAGCAATCGTATCTACCTCATTCTGTAGTTCGCTATCCTGTGGAAAGCCCTGCATTCTGCGTAAGGTTTCTACCTCATCTTTTAGGTATGTAAGGTATGCGACAGGTTCAGTTGCGGGCAATTGATAGTCTGCTTTATAGTTTGTTAGCAGGCCGTACTTACCTTGGAATGCCTCAACGAATCCATCGACCAAATCGCTAACTTCATCGTAATAAGCGCCCAAGGCCATATGCTGTGAATAACTTAGGCTTTGGAAATGCAGAATGTGGGCATTGGTAACGCTATGCAATAAGCATTGAACAAACTGCATCACGGGGTCTTTTTGGGTTGCTTCTGCGCGAAATTTCATGTTAAACCTTCAGGTAGTGGCACATCTTCAGGCCATAAGCCCAATCCCTGTAATTTTCGCACTGTTTTCAAATGTGCGGCAAGCCATATCTTTTGTCTGTCGAATTTATCCAATGTACTGCCTTGGTCGATTTCCATATGGCAATGGTGGCACAGGCTTGCAATTAGGTTGTCGTCTGCCTTGATCCCTTTGCCCTTGCCGCCCTGCCAATTAGTGTGTGCGGCCACCACAGTGCCATCGTCTGCCCCGCAATGTTGACAGGGGATTTCACGCGCATGGCGCATAAGGGTTTGGCTTCTGATGTATTGGTGTTTGGGGAATCTCATTCAATTTCTACCACTAGGTTGCCGTTTGATCTAATGTAATCGCGGGTTTTCTTCACATACTTTTCAAATTCTGCACGGGTAATGCTTCCCTGTTGCAAATCGGCATATTCCAACAATTCACGAATTGCTTTAATTCCCACACCCGATAAACCCATGCGCTTACTTGATTGAAACCTAATTGCCGCTTCATGTAAGGCTTTTTGGGCTTTTTCGCATACAGGCAGAACTTCATCTTTTCCTATGCCTGCACGGGCCATTTGTTCTGACACATTAAGCACATCAACCAGTGTTCGCCAATCCTGTATTGTGCCGTTGCCTTTTGTGATGGATTCTAATGCCGCATATTCGGTTAGCCGCAGTTTGTCTAATGTTTGCCTTGGGGTAATAGCCGCGCCAACGATGGCGTGTGCAATTGGGTCAATCAATCCCCAAACTTTGCGTTTAGTTCTTTTTCGCATTGGTTTTTAAATCGCGCACATATTGGGCAAATGATGCCGCTGTGTCTCCAAAATTAGTGAACTTTTCCAGTTCTGTGGCCACTTCTTCTAAAACCTGATTGCGTTGTGATGGCGAAACAAATATATCGAAATGATAAGGTTGGCCCTCAATATCGCGCAGTATTTGCTTGCCAAGATTGCTATGCTTTTCAACTTCGTTAAATGCTTCTTCTTCTTCTTTTGTCCAATCATTCATTTAACTGTCCCCCAATCTGTACTTTTATTTCTGTTGTAATAATTTTTGGTTTCCAGAATTACTTTTGCTTGATTCTTTTTAACCCTTTTTCTTTCGTATTGCAATTCATAATCAGTTGAAGTGTTTTCGTTGCTAGTTGTGTATTTGGATGTTTGTAATTTGGCTATCAATAAAGCATCGCGTTCAATTGATTGTTCCCACATACGATTGCTAATTTTTTCAAGTCTTGAAGCCACAAAAAATCTAACGCCAATTTTTGTATTTAAATATTTTGGTGGAATTCTTAGCAATCCAAATTCATGTGGGTCACATTGCGTTTCTTCTATAAATTTATTTACCAAGTACCCAATTGAATATGCTTTACGCCATGAATCCAATAATTTTGTATCCCAAACTAGTTGTAATTCTTCTTTGGTCATTTAGCACCCCCATTGATTCGGTTTTGTTTAAGGTGTACGCCTGTAATGCGCTTCAACCAACAGGCTTGACAGTTCCATTTAACGCCTATGTCAATGCCACCTTCAGGCGGCTTTGTAGTGTCGCATTTAGTGCATAGTTTGAACTTATGGCTTTCATGGGTTGACCCCATGTCAATTGATGGCATCATGTTTTTGGTTGCAGTGAAATCGGAATATAAATGCAGGCTTTGCTTTTACTGTTTTTCAGGTTGACATAGTAGGCTTCGGCCTTAGTGTTAAGCCTTTTGCAGTTTTGACATTTTGAATCTATTTCCCGCGGCTTGCAACTTAGGTAATTCATGGTTCTTGCGCCCTGTCTTTTTCTTCTTTAATGTGTTGTGCTAATTTATTAACGCCAACCATTTCAAGGTCGGAAAACTGTTCATCAGTTAACAAACCCATCACGCTAACCCCTTCAAATATCACATCTTCGATATTTTCGAAATAAGGGCCGTGTTCATCGCGTTCGTATGACATTTTGCAAGTGACTGTTACGCCCCCTGCGCCTGTTTCGGCATTAAATTCAAATTCGTAATCGTTCATAAGGGCGCATCCTCGAAATTGTCGGGGTTGAAACGGGGAACGCGCTTCCCCTTGTCTTTTGGGTTTGGAAAAGGTGGAAAAGGCCAGTTCATGCGGCCACCACTTGAAGTTCTGCCAATTGTTTGCTACTAACAATTTTCACAACGCCTTTTGCTTCTGCGTGTGTCCATCTTTTAGCAATGACAAACTTAACGGCTTGGTTCAGTGTGCATGGAATTGTTTTGACAATCCAAGTATTGTTGAAGTCATCCAACATCACAACAAAGTAATCTTTTTTCCAAGAATTTGATTTCATTTTGCGCTTTCGTAAAGACCAAGAACTATTGGCATGGGTCAATTATAAGCATTTTTAAACACTTTGTTGATTTTTTTTATTCTGTTGCTTTTATGCCATTTCGTTCATTGGCTGATTCTGTTCGCCATACCTCTGACCGCATTTGGGCCGCTGTAAGCAACCATTTCAGGGATTCTTCTTGCTCAATGGCTACGGCCAAGCCGCGCAACAATTCTTGATATTCAGGGTGCGCGTATGCTTCCCTTTCCTGTGCCGCGGCACTTTCGTAACCCATTTGCATTGCGTCTTTCATCAACAACGCTTTCTTGGTCTTTCGGAATTCTTCAAGATATATGCGTTCGCTTTTAGCCTTCGCGTATTTAGGCGCGTTTTGGATGATGTAATCAATGGCTTTGTATGGCGGGGTCATTTAATTATTCCAATCATTCTTAGGGCAGATTCGGGGCTGTCAATGCGGCATAAGGTACTTCCAGACCAATTGCTAAAAAAGTCGGCTTGTAGGGCCGTAAAACGCTTCTTAGACCCTGATTTAATTTCAACTAAGAATGTGTGGCCACGAAACCCAACCAAAAGATCAACAGGCAGGCCAATGATCCAAACATATGCGCCTGCCGCCCGCAGTGCTGAAACGATTTGATCTTGGTTTGCATCAACTCTTGCCGCGTAACGCATTTGCTTCCCTTAGTTTGTTCATTCTTTGCTTTAAATCATCTGCGGCTTTCTGGCCGCGTTTGGTTGCAATGTCCTTAACAATTTTTGACCACCATTCCATTGCTTCCCCGCGCCCTTCTTCTAATTGTTTTTTGCGAAAACGGGCTATCCACTCCCGCGCTTCACAATCCTTAAAGTGTTCCATGTCCATCAATATCACCAGTTAATTCAAGCGCCTTCAGAATTAGCCATTGCGGGTAATGCACCCCTTCGCGCACTTGATCCAATATCTTCATGGCCATTTCGTAAGTCATACAAACAAAAGTTGTTGGGTTTTGACTGTACCGCCTGAATCGTAGCGTTTGTTATCGCCTTTGGGATAGGGCAACACAGGGTAGGTTAGTTCGCGCAACAAATTCTTTTTTTGCGTTTTACTGCCCACAATAAAAACATATCGATGTTTACGCGCCCGTTCAACAAAGTAAACATTTTCTTCACCAAACTTTTCTATAACTTCTGCGTTGGTCAAACCATGTGCATATGTTGTGTGGTGCAAATGTTCCATGCCCTTAACTTTTGGGTCTTTAAACTTTGAACTAAGCCCTGTGTAAATAAAATTGGTTGCTTGGTAAACATACCCAACATGGCCTTGTTCTGAATCAGCATACGAAACCACAATTGTTGGTTTTGGCAACATACGCATTGCCTTGGCGACAAACTCAGAAGCAATGTTCTTTTCGTTTAAACAAACCAAGCGGTTAAGTTCAATCACATTGTCTTGCCATTTCTTGCCGCATACGCCTTGCCGCAATGTTGAACTGGCCGATGTTCCAAATGTGACTACACCAACTAATTCGTTATCAATGTAAGCCCCAAAGGCATATGAAATTGATGGCATACGCTTGGCATAATGTTTTTCAAGTAACCAAGGTTCTGTTTCAAAAGTGTTGATGGGCAGAACTTTCATGCTTTGGCCCTCAGTGCGGCCATCTTTGCCAACACTTCCAATGGGATTGGTGCGGCCCTTTTTTCATCTGCCTTAATCTTTTCTAACGCGGGGTCGGGCAAATTGCTTGGCGGCACTGTAAGCCGCACAATGTCGGCAGGGTTTGCTTTAGGTACATTTGTGTTTCGCACCCAATTTCGCCATGTTGCAAACCAATCCAACTTAACGCCTTTTTGCCCTGCCTGCGAAACCCAATAATCTTTAAATTGGTCAAAGGTTCTTGTTGGGTGTAATTCGGGCCTTTGTTCTTTACAAAATTGTTCCCATTCAATTGGAAAAGAAAAATCATTGGCAAGGCGTGAGCCGCGCTGTTTATTCTCTTTCTTTGTCTCTGTCTCTGTCTCTCTCTCTCTCTCTGTCTCTGTCTCTGGGATAGCAACTTGCTTGCCTTCTGCTAGCACTACGCTAGCAACAATAAAAAAGCCATTATCAATCAATGGCTTAATACCTTGTTGGTAATCTTTTTCAGTGATGTGCAAACGAAACATCAGTTCATCAATTGAACCATCAAAAATCCCATCTTTTGATTCACTTGCTAGCAACCAAAGCATAGGTGCTAGCGCCTTGCTAGCAATAGGCAAGCGCATGAATGTTCTATCATTCAAAAGGTCGCGATGTAGTTTTATCCAAGGCGGGCATCTGTCTTTGTAATGTTGAAAGACTGCCCAATTCTTTGGCTGTAAAAGCATTTTTTATAACTCCGCAAAACTCCCAAAAAGAAACTGCGGCAGGCGGGGAGTACGCTTTTCGATCGGGGGATCAATCCCAACCTAGCCGTGTTTCAAAAAATTGTATCAAAGAATCATAAATGTGTGCAAATCTTTGCGTTCTTCATGTGTCATTGAAAAATAGTAACTCTGTGCAAAATCCTTAACCTTGTGATAACAAAGCAAGTGATACAGGGAATCTTGCATTGATTGGTTTTCTACCGCAAACGCAAGGTGTTCCATCATCATTGCTTTGTAATGCAAATAGTTTTTTATGTTTTTCATTTAAGTACCTATGTTGTTTTTTAATGGAATGGCTGAACCCCTACGGAAATTGCATTTTCTGCAAACAGGTTCAACTTCTAATGGTTTGTTGTAATCACGATGTTCATAACATTGTGCAGGGCTACCGCAATCAACGCATATAAGGGTTTTTACGGGTGCAAGTTTGCCACTTTTAATTGCCTTGGCAACTGCGTTAATTGCCGCCATAGCACCAGTTCTTTCGTTTGAATAAGTAGCGCATGGCAAACAAGTCTTGGCCAAATGATGCCTGCCTACAATTTGTTCGTTGCAAAAACTACAAAAATTCATTTTTTTAACCCTTTCAAAAAAAGTTTAGGGTGCGCTAATTTGACTGATGCGGGTATTCCCCTAGTTAACCAATTGTGTACGCGTTGTGGTGATTTAAAACCAAGGCGCTTAGACAGGGCTGTAGAACCACCAAGGTTGGCAATCAAGGCTTTGTCATCATCAATTTGAGTTTTGTTCATAGTTGCATCTTAACAACATTTTGCAAATATTTAAACAAATTGTGAAAATATTTTAAACAGGGTGTTGAAAAGCCAAATTTGCGATTAGAATTTACCCATGCCCCGAACTTCTTGGGGTCTTATAGGAGAAACTGAAATGCGCGTAACTCACTTAAACAAAGGCGGCTACGGGATGGCTTCCAAAACGGCTTGCGGTCGCAACATCTTGCGTACCCCAATTTCTGTCAATTGGTCTGAATTCAAAACTGAACCTACTGAATATCGTTGCGTTAAATGCGTAACAAGCAAACAGTTTGAATTCAACACCCATCAAGATTCCAAAAAAGCAATTTAACTTATGCCCCGCTTCAGGGGTCTTTTAGAAAGGTACTTAAATGTCTCAAATTTTTAAAGCAGATTGCTATTTTCAGCAAGAACAATATAACCCCCGCATTCGCGCAACTGTTCCACCCGCTTGGGTTATTGAATTTGATTGCGCTTTGCCTAATACCAATGTGCCGCCTGTGTTCTTTGGCATCACCCGCAAAGAAGCAATCCAAAACGCAATTGATTGCTTGAAGTCCCGCGGTTTTACTGGCCGTTTAATTCTTAACTAAACCAAACGGGGGCTTAGTCCCCCACATAGGACAAAACATGAAACAAAAAATCATCACCACATTAATCGAATGTACTTTGGCAATCATCATCTTTGGTGGTTGGGGTGTTCTCTTGGCATGGCGGGGGTAAGAATGAACTTTATTGAACGCTTCCAATCCCTGTGGCAAATGCCATCACCCAAAGAACTTGCGGCCAAAGAACTTGAAGAAGCCAAACGCAGATTCTTAGAAGCCCAAAGCGGCATGGAATACGCAAAACGAATGTCTGATTACCATTCAGACCGAATCAAACGATTGACCAACTATTTAGAAAGTTCAGAATGAAACAAATATCAACAGCATTGGTTAAAGCACAAAAGGCGTTTGCGCCTGCTTTAAAGAACGCCTATAACCCGCATTTTAAAAACAAGTACGCAGACCTTGCCGCGTGTGTTGAAGCGGTTGTAGATGCCCTGAATGCAAATGGCATTGCATTGGTTCAGAAAACCCGTGAATGCGTTGGTGGCGTGATGGTGGAAACCATCTTCATCCACGAATCAGGCGAAACATTAGATTGCGGTGTGTTGCATTTCCCTGTAACCAAGAATGACCCGCCTGCGTATATGTCTGCCCTGACCTATGCCCGCAGGGGTTCGC